TAATGAGTATCTTGCAGAGTTTAGTGATGGTAGATTTAGTATTAACTTTGTCGTTACTAACGATAAACTCAATGTAGAAGTATCTGATAATGGAAACATTATCGATATTCTTGCTCTATCTAGTGGTGAACTAGCGAGAGTAAATATTGCGACATTAGTTGCAATACGAAAACTTATGACTTCAATTAGTAGAAGTCAGATTAATGTACTTTTCTTAGATGAGGTTAACCAAGCCTTAGACGAGCAAGGTAAAGAGAAAGTAGTGGAAGTTCTACTCAAAGAAGAAAATCTAAATACATATTTAGTATCTCATGGTTGGACACACCCATTACTTGAAAAAATAGAAATAGTAAAAGAAGATAATATATCGAGGTTAGATTAATGATAGTAGAAATTTATAGTATACCAAACTGTCCATACTGTAGCAAAGCAAAAATGCTTGCAGAAAACCATAATGCAGTACATGAAACAGTTTACAAAATGATGGGCAAAGAATTTCAAGCAGCAGATGTACGGGAGTTATTCCCAACTGCTAGGACTTTCCCGCAGATTATTGTAGACGGTGAAAGTATTGGAGGTTATACAGAACTGGAGAAGTTACTTAGTGGTAAATAGTAGACGAAAAGGGCATGACGCAGAACTCAAGTGTGCGGCTATGCTTACTAGAATTACACAACTTGATTTTACGCAAACACCAGGAAGTGGTTCAGGTGCCATAAAAGGCGACCTTTACGTTCCACATAAACATAACTTGTTTACTATAGAAGTTAAACATTATAAAGATATGGGATTTAATCACAAAATCTTTACTCAAAAGAGTAATGTATTTGTTAAGTGGTGGTCTAAACTTTGTAAACAAGCAGAATTTATGGAACAAGAACCACTCCTATTTTTTAAGGAAAACCACTCACAGTGGTATGTGGCAACGACAAGAAAGCCACTTTACAAAAAACACATGTATATAAACTGGCTAGGGTGCTATGTTACCTTTGCCGAACAATTTTTAGAAACACAAAAGGTAAAATTTACAAATGGCGATACAATTTACGAACCATGGAAAGCCGATCCCGAATGGGAACTTGTTGATTGTTGATGGACTCAATCTAGCTTTTCGATGGAAACATCAAGGACGCAACGACTTCGAACATGATTATGTGAGAACAGTTCAATCCTTAGCAAAGTCCTATAACTGTGGAGAGATAGTCGTCTTAGGCGATGGCGGTAGTAATTACCGTAAAGAAATCTATCCAGAGTACAAAGCAAATCGTAAAGAACGATATGCAGAACAAACACCTGAAGAAGCAAAAGAGTTTGAAATGTTTCTTGCAGAGTTTAGTGATACAATGACTAATCTCAAAAGCAAGGGGTATTTAACTCTTAAGTACGCAGGAGTAGAAGCTGATGATATAGCGGCTCTTATCTGTCAAAATAGAGAAGAGTTAGGTCTCGATGAGATTTGGTTAATATCATCAGATAAAGACTGGGATTTACTAGTTGATCCTAAAATAAGTCGTTTTTCGACAGTAACTAGAAAAGAAACAACTATCCATAACTGGGATGAACATTATGAGTTTGAGCCTGAATACTTCTTGACTTACAAGACACTAACAGGCGATAAAGGAGATAATGTACCTGGCGTTGACGGAGTTGGCCCAAAGCGTGCTGCTCAGTTGATAGAAGAATATGGAGATATTTTTGATATCATGGCGAGTTTGCCTCTTGATGGAAAGTACAAATACATTCAGAACTTAAATGAGTTCGGAACTGAAGGACTAGAAAGAGGAGTGAAACTCATGGATTTAACATACGATGTTGAAGGCGCAGTACTTGGACATGGGCAAGAAATTATAGGATTAGTAGAGAATTATGTCAGTGAAGATAGACTTTAGTAAAGATAAGCTTTTAGATGATTTTGCACATGCAACTCTAAAAGATAGATATATGGTAGGTGATGAAACATCACCACAGGAAGCTTTTGCCCGTGCTGCAATGGCTTTTGCAGATGATGAATACCATGCACAAAGATTATATGATTATGTAAGTAATTTATGGTTTATGTTTTCAACTCCTGTGTTATCCAATGGTGGCACAAAGAGAGGATTACCCATTAGTTGTTTCTTGAATTATGTAGATGATTCAAGAGAGGGAATTACAGACCATTTTACCGAAAATGCTTTCTTAAGTAGTTTTGGTGGTGGTATTGGTGGTAGTTGGAGTGATGTTCGTTCTATGGGAACTAAGACATCTAAAGGCTCTGAATCTACTGGTGTAATCCCATTTGTAAAGGTTGTAGATGCAGAAATGTTGGCGTTTAGCCAAGGAGTAACTAGACGGGGTAGTTACGCAGGGTATCTACACATTTCCCACCCCGAGATTGAGGAGTTCTTAGATGTTAGGAAACCTACTGGTGGCGATGTTAACCGTAAGTGTACTAACCTTCATCATGCTGTGGTTGTTCCAGACGCTTTTATGGAACTCATTCACATGGCAACTAAGCATAGTGATTATGATGATAGTTGGAATCTTATTGACCCTCACAGCGGAGAAATCAGAAAAACAGTAAGTGCAAGAGCATTATGGGTAAAGATTCTACAGAACAGAATTGAAACTGGAGAGCCTTACATAATGTTTGAAGATGCAGTGCAAAATGCACTACCTGATTTCCAAAAGAAGAAAGGGTTGAAAGTACACCATAGTAACTTATGTTCAGAAATAACATTAGCTACTGACGAAGAAAGAACAGCAGTATGCTGTCTATCTAGTGTGAACTTGGAGTATTATGATGAATGGAAGAAAGTTCCATCATTTATTCCTGACTTAGTTCGTATGCTAGATAATGTGTTACAGTATTTTATAGACAATGCACCAACACAATTAGAAAAAGCTAAGTTTAGTGCTTATAGGGAGAGAAGCATTGGACTTGGTGCAATGGGTTATCATGCCTATTTACAAAAGAATAGCGTACCTTTTGAAAGTGCGATGGCAGGAAACATTAACCTAGATATGTTCACTCATATCAAAACCGCAGCAGAAGAAACAACTAGAAAGTTAGCAATTGAAAGAGGTGCGTGTCCAGATGATGATACTGCTTCTGTAAGAAATGCTCACTTACTAGCTATTGCACCTAATGCATCTTCTAGTATTATTTGTGGTAATACTTCACCAAGTATTGAGCCGTATCGTGCTAATGCATATACGCAAAAGACAAAGTCTGGTTCTAATTTAGTAAAGAATAAGTTTCTTGACAATATAATTAGAGAGAAGACAACCAGTGAAGAAGAATACACAGAAACTTGGAGAAGTATAGTTGCAAATAAAGGAAGTGTACAACACTTATCTATGCTCGATGAATGGGATAAAGATGTATTTAAGACAGCAGTAGAAATCAATCAATCATGGATTGTAGAACACGCTTCTCAAAGACAGGAATTTATATGTCAGTCACAGAGTGTAAACTTGTTCTTTCCACCTGATGTGAACAAAGCAGATTTGCATAATGTTCACATGTTGGCTTGGGCAAAGAACTTAAAGACATTGTATTATCTAAGAAGTGAAGCTATCAGTAGAGCTGATAATGTTACTTCTCAGGCTAAAAGAGAGATAATCTTTGAACAATCAGATTGTCTAAGTTGCGAGGGATAAATGAGCAAATTATTAACTGAAAGAGATTATTATAAACCTTTTGATTATCCTTGGGCATTTGAGTTTTATAAAAAACAACAACAGATGCATTGGTTACCTGATGAAGTACCACTCCAAGATGATATCAAAGACTATAATCAAAAATTAACAGACGGTGAAAGAACACTTATAGATAATATATTTAAGTTCTTCACACAAGCAGATGTTGATGTATGTTGCGGGTATGCAAAGCATTACTTACCAACATTCAAACAACCAGAAATAAGAATGATGCTAGTAAGTTACGCTGCTATGGAAGCAGTACACCAAGAAGCATATTCTTTACTTTTGGAAACATTAGGAAAGTCAGACGAGCAGTATACAGAGTTCTTTGAAATACAAGCTATGACAGAGAAGCATGAATACTTAACTGACTTTAATATGAAAAATCCACATGAGATTGCAAAGACCATGGCAGTATATAGTGGATTTACAGAAGGAGTACAACTATTTAGTAGTTTTGCTATACTTCTAAACTATCCAAGACATAATCTTATGAAAGGTATGGGACAGATAGTAACATGGTCAATAAGAGATGAGTCACTTCATGTTGAAGGACTTTCAAAACTCTTTAGAACTTTTATTGCAGAAAATCCTGATATATGGACAGATAAACTGAAATACGAGATATATTGTGCGGCAGAACGCGTTGTTGAATTAGAAGATAAGTTTATAGATGTTTGTTTCGATAAAGCAGACATACCTGATTTAACAGCAAAGGAAGTCAAAGAGTATATTCGTTACATTGCAGATAGAAGATTATTAGGACTAGGAATGAAAAACATATTCCATAGTACAACTAATCCACTGCCTTGGATTGATATGCAGATAAATGCAGTTGAGCATACCAACTTTTTTGAAAACCGTGCTACCGAGTATGCTAAGGCTAGTACACAAGGAAACTGGCAGGATATATTTAAATGAGTTCAATTACAATTGATGGTATCGAACATGATACAGAATCTTTTAACAAAGACCAAAAAGCGTTATTTCACGCTATACAATACTGTGATGCAAAATTAGGCGACCTGGATAATGAAAGAGCAGCAATTCAAACTGCTAGACAGGCATACGTTAACGATTTAGGTCAAAATTTAAAAGACGGATGATAATTTATATAGGGTATGACTCCGAACAACCAGAAGCCTATGAGGTGTGTAAAGCATCTATAGAAAGGTATAGTAAGAGGCATACCATTGTTCCGCTAGTAAAATCTCACTTACAAGACCGTAAAATTTACTGGAGACAGTTTCAGAACGAAAGTACAGAATTTGCTTTTACAAGATTTTTAGTACCTTACCTTTCTGACTATGTTGGATGTGCCTTATTTTGTGATAGTGACTTTATGTGGAGATGTGACCCACAAGAGTTAGTAGACTATGTAGGCACAGACCATCCTGTCTACTGTGTTAAACATCCACCCTTTTTAATACCTAGTACAAAAATGAATAATAAACTAAATATGTCTTACCCAAGAAAATATTGGTCATCACTAATGTGGTTTAATAATATTGATTGTAAAAGACTTAATTTAGAGTATGTAAACCACGCCCCAGCGGGTGCTTTGCATGAAATGGCGTGGGCAAAAAGCGTAGGAGATATTCCTGCAGAATTTAACGCCATGATAAATTATTATGATTTCCGCAATCCAAAAGCAGTTCACTTTACTGATGGCGGCCCATGGCACAATATACACGATAACCTCTTATACTCAAACGAATGGAAGAAACTTTACACAAAATTACTAAAGGAAAACGAATAATACTTGTCGGCAACTCTGTTGAAATGTTACAACATGACCTTGCTGATTATATTGAAAGTTTTGATACGATTGTGAGATTTGGAAATGGTATTCCAACAAGTGAAAATTGGGATAGTATTGGTAAGCGTACAGACATTTGGGTAACTGGGTTTCTAAGATATAACAAACGACGATTCTTTCCTAAGAACATTCCTGTTCTATTTAATCGTTCTCGTATACACCTCGATAAAATTCCTGACCACTATCCTGACTTCGAAGTTGTTGAAATGTTTTCGGATAAAGAGATGTTAAATATATTCGATTTAGTGGGAGCTAAAAACAATGAAATTAATGGACAACGTCCAAGTGCAGGTTTCATTACAATTCAATACTTTTTGCAGAAGATAGAATTTTCCACTCTTACATTGGTAGGATTTGATTTCTTTTCGAAAGCTCTTTCAATTACTGCTGGATTTGCGAACCCTACAAGCTGGCATATTCCAATGAACTCTGTAACATACAATCCCCATTCTCATAAAGAGAAGGAGATTGTACTTGATTTATTTGAGAGAGGTATAATTGATTGGAAAATATTATCAGACTTAAATCAGGGTAGTTTAGACCTTTCCTAATATAAATCCTCTTTTAATAAGTTTTCCTGCGATTGACTTTTGTTTTGCTGATTTTTGTAGTAATACTTCGTTAAGTTGAGCATTTCTAAAGTTTAGTGGGATTTTGTCAATCAGAGAAGTGTAACAATCCCATGGTACTGATAACTGAACACCAGTACTCATATCTAAATAGTCTCTTGCTAAATATCTGTGTTCGATATCTATACTCCAAGACTTTCTCAACATGACATTATAATCGAGTAATTCTTTTGCTCCGATTGCATCTCTTTCAACTAACTGGTCTACTTTACCATTTACATAAATTGGTGACCATGAGTGCTTGTAGAAACTTAATGCTTCAAAGAAAGCATTATCATTACATGCTATAAGTTGTGTATCTATATAAGGCCTCTTGCCTTGATTTGGTGGATCAATTTGTCTAGTAAAGAATAAGTCTCTATTCTCAAATTCTGATAATCTATCATAATTTAATAAGACCAGTTTCTTATCAATATACGGCATACCTTGATGTGTTCGTCTTGGTATTTTAAGTATATCGTAGTAATGACCTATATTAGGGTGTTTATCAAAAACTAAATCTCTACTTAAGAATGAAATTGATGCTTTAAAAAATTCTGCAGGTGGTATATCACCACTATCGATTGCGCGATTGAAAATTCTATTACCATCCCATACTATCATTCGTTTGGCAAGACCGCCCTTATCTTTCCAGTATTCCTTTAGGAAGAATGTCATTCTAG